GATACAAAAACGCTGAGTATGTATCAGGCCCGAATGAAGGTGTGGTTGTTGACCTCTCTGAGTTTGCAGAAGATTTAATCAACTACCAAGACATATCACACCGATTGTCAGACGAGCAAGAAAGACGAATCGTAGACTATGTAAAGTCTATGGTCGATATGTCTTACTTTAAAATCAGGAAAAGGTACGACCATTGGAAAGAGGCAGATAGAGCCCACGATGTTTACGTCCCACCGAACACAACAGATTTCAGAGAGAAAGCTGTAATCGCCGATACCAGAGCTATCGCCGATACGGTTCTCACCTACATGATGGCAGCGCTATCAGGTAGAAACCCAATGTTTCAGCTTGAGGGTCTTAACAGAAAATCCAGACAATCATCTATGATTCTGGAAAGAGTATTGCATCAGCAGATGCGAAGAACGGCTGGTGAAGCACGTCTTGCACAACTTCTACTTGACAGTATTCGTTATGGTTTTGCCCCTACAAAAGTTGTATGGGATGCTAGCACAAATCAAAACCGCATGATTAACTTCGACCCAAGGCGCTGCTTCCCAGACCCACGTGTTAACTGGGGTGACTGGGACAACATGCAATATATAGTCTTCTCAGACTACGTTAGCTTCAATTCTCTTCTATACAGTGGCATGTACCCAAAGCTAAAGATGTTCCCAGCTTTACGCCACAAGATTTCTCCACCAAAGAACGCTTGGAACGCACACCAGTTTCATAGGGAAGAGGGTAGAGGTTTATCTATAGACCCATCCGCACCAAACCAAAGAGAAAGATTCGACCACGCATACTTCACGCTTGGCGACGCACGAGTGGTAGACGAGTCGTGGGTACGCTTATCTGGTCACGAAATAAACATACCGACTATCGACCAAATATTCTTAGTCATTACAATACTAGACGAGAACGTAGTCATCCGATTCCAGCTCAACCCATACGGCAGACAGATGCCAGCTGTTATTGGTGGTCTATATCAAGACTCGCACAAGACGTATGGTCAATCACTCTATGACCTTATCTTGCCAATGCACGATATAGCTACATACTTAATGCGTTCACGTATCGACAACATTAGTGCAGCACTCAACAATCTTATCTTCGTTGACCCAACACAGGTAAGTGTTCCTGACCTTATAGACAGGAATCCTTGGGGCGTTGTCAGAACTTTGCCAGGGACGAAACCAGGGGACGGTGTATTTATAGCACAGGTTCCAGATGTAACCCGTGGTCACTTCAATGATATTGCAGCAATGTCTGAACTCAAGCAAAGAGTATCAGCAGCATCCGACGCACAACAGGGTATGCCAACATCAGACGGCATCCGAACGGCAACAGAAATACAGCGTCTAACACAACTAGGTTCACAACGTCTTGGAGTTCTAGCCCGTGTTATGTCAGCCACCACCATCCGACCTATGGTACGGATGATGGTATCAAACATTCAGGATAGTCTATCAATGGACGGTTCTGTTAAAATAGACGAAAGAGAGATGCCAAATCAATTATCCAACATGGTTGAAGACGGCTACCTCGATTACGACGTGCAAAAAGATTTACAAGGAGACATAGACTACCTCGTTATAGACGGAACACTCCCTCTCGAACCTACACGAAACGCAGAGACATGGATGAACATGTTGCAGATTATGGCACAGACAGGACTTAACATGGAGTACAATGCTGGTCAGATTGCTGAAGAAGCTATCAGGGCTATGGGCATTACAGACATGGACAGGTTTCGTATTCCAAAAGAACAGATGCAGCAAGAAGGGCCAAGCCCATCACAGCAAATGCAGCTTATGGAGAAGATGCGAGGTGCATCAGTACAACCGAATGAGAATGTTCAGAAAGAAGTTGAGAAGGGCAACCTCATTCCATTAAGAGAGAGGCAAGCACAATGAGCAAAGCAGAAGCACTCAAAGCCTCCATTACGGACAAAAAGATAGTTGACTTAGTGGAGGAGAACGACAGGCTTTTAGCATTAGAGCTTGAAGAAATGAATAAGACAAGAACATCGGAGTACAAAGCCATCAAAGAAAAAATGACAAGCATGGAAGACCTTATAACAAAACTGGAAACAAAAGTTGAGAGTTTGGAAAAAGCTGGTCAGGACGACAAGTATAAGATTACTAAAGTAAAACTAATACAGTTGATGAAAGATTTGGGGTATTACGAATAATGGCACAAACGCAACCAACAGGCGAACAGATACGATTCCGTTCCTCTAAAACAGGGGAACACATTTTAGACACATACATGGAGAACGTCGAGCAAGGTACTCGTACGCTTCCTGATATGATTGCCGACCTGTTTGACTCATCAGGCGTTTTTCGTTCCACAAACTTTGAATTTAGATTCGACCCATCAACAGACAAGATACAAGTTCGTGTAGGGCAATTTGCCAACGCATCTACTGGCTATCAGGACATCACAACATTTTTTAATGTTACAGGTACATTCAGCACATCAACAACATATCAAAACTTTGACGTAGTAACAGACAGCATCAAAGACGTGTACATTGTACATGGACTAACTTCAGGACAGACATTTTCTAGCGAATCAAATTTTACATCGAGCAGTAATACAACAAAGATTGTAGATGTATCCGAAGCCAGAGCTTATGCCATAAAAGTAAACGGAGCCATTACGGGCTCAGAGTACAGTGCAAAAGCCTGGGCAATCGGAGGGACAGGTGTAACAGGCACAGCAAGCAGCGGTAACGCAAAAGACTGGGCAACAAAAACAGATGGCACAGCAGACAACGCAGAGTTCTCCTCGAAGGCTTATGCTCTTGGCGGAACTGGTGTAGACACCACCACTGGTTCTGCCAAGGACTGGGCTATCAAAACAAGTGGCACAGTCGGCAACACAAGCGAAAACTCAGCGAAATACTGGGCGACATCTACAAACGTAGTCACTGTTGCCAATGGCATTGCAAACATCAACACCGTTGCGACAGACATTGCGAACGTCAACACAACGGCAACAAACATAGCTAACGTCAACACCGTGGCTGGAATAAACGCAAACGTAACGACAGTGGCTGGAATACAAGCCAATGTAACAACAGTCGCAACGAACAACGCTAATGTAACAACAGTCGCTGGCATAAGTGGAAATGTTACAACCGTAGCTGGAATCTCGTCTGCGGTATCTGCCGTAAACTCAAATGCTACAAACATTAATGCCGTCAACGCAAACTCAACTAACATCAATACAGTCGCTGGTGTAAATTCTAACGTCACTACTGTCGCTGGCAGCATAGCAAACGTAAACAGTGTTGCTGGTATATTTTCAGGTACACAGACGTTTGCTGTTACAGTTGTAAATTCTGGAGGCAATAAGTTTGCAATAGATGGAGCAACCAATCCTACACTAACGCTAGTCCGTGGTTTTACATACACATTCGACGTAAGCGACAATACTAACAGTGGACACCCACTAGCATTTAAGAACGGCTCCTCTTCTTACACAACAGGCGTAACTGTAAACGGAACTGCTGGTCAGGCTGGTGCAACAGTTGTTTTTGCTGTACCAAGCAACGCCCCATCATCAGGTCTTCTTTACTACTGTACTGTTCACGGAAACGGTATGGGCAACACGATTGCCACACAAAACAACGACATTGCCACAGTCGCATCAATATCCTCAGACGTAACTGCCGTATCAAACATACACGCAAATGTCACAACTGTTGCTGGAATAGCATCAAACGTAACTACTGTAGCAACCAACAATGCAAACGTCACAACAGTGGCGGGCTCAATAAGTAACGTAAACACAACAGCTGGTTCAATATCAAACGTCAACACAGTCGCTGGTTCAATCGCTAATGTAAACACGGTTGCAGCAAACGTCACAGACGTAAACTCATTTGCCAACACTTACTTCATTGGAGGTTCTGCTCCAGGGAGCCCGACTACGGGCGACCTTTGGTACGATACGTCTGCAACGCAGATGAAGGTCTACAATGGTTCTGCTTTTGTATTATTCATTACATCTTACGACACAGACAATCTTCCAGAAGGAAGCACAAACCTATATTTTACAAACACAAGAGCAGATGCTCGAATCACAAACGCTTTTGGTAGTAACGTAACTCTTGGTGGCGAGCTTAGAGGCCCAGCCACATTCGTTATTGACCCAGCAGCAGTGGGTGACAACACAGGCACGGTTCAAATTAAAGGAAGTTTACAAGTAGATGGTACGACAACCACAGTAAATTCTGCTACTTTGGATGTGACTGATAAGAACATTACTGTCGCCAAGGGTTCTGCAAATGCAGCAGCCTCCAACGGAGCTGGGATTACAGTCGAGATTGGAAGCGGAACAGACGCAACATTAACATATGCAAATACGGATGATACGTGGAACGTAAACAAGAATTTAAAAATAAACGCAGCTTTAGCAGCGACACAAGACGACGCTGTTGCACTAAGCATTGCGCTTGGGTGATAGGAGAACTAGATGGCAAACACATTTAAAAATGCGACAGCACAAAAAGTAGATTCAAGTTTTGTTACGGTATATGACGCCAACGCAGCAAACCTAACAGCAACAGTTGTACTAGGTGTAGCGCTCTGCAACAGAACAACTGGAACAATCAAAGTAAGCTGTGTACTCCGAGTTGGTGGTACAGACGGAACCACAAACGCAAATCACCGACTAATACTAAACGA